CCTGGCTATAAGTCGGAGCTATATAGGCATACCTTGGTTGATGATTTTTACTTGTCATCGCTGCTTTGATTAAATGATTAATACACAAAACAGTTTTGCCAAATCTTCTATGACAACAGAGTAGGCTATAACGAAACTTATCTAGGTTATCATGAATATAAGCTTGAGCCTTCCTAGGCTTATATGGAATAATTACTTGCATTAGTGAAATGTTGGAATATCTTTTGTATGCCAGTATTTCATTTTAATTTTAGCAAACACAAAATCGGCAAATTCTAAAATATCTTTCTGCTCTTCAAAGCCATCAAAGCTTATAACAAGCTCATTGTTAAATGTTGTAAAGCTATAAGCCGATACATTTTTATATTTGTCTTTAATCTTTTTGGTCATGTGTTTGTGTCTGTGTGTTTTATCGGTATATATATGTATTAAATACGCAGCCCCATTTTTGTGGTGTGGTCCATTTCTGCGGAAACTAAAAAGCTTTTCCAGGAAAAACACTAATCAATCGATAGACAGTCAACAACTCTAGCTACTAATCATTAATTAATTTAAACAAGGTAGTGAATAGTAGTGAATTACTTTCTATAACCTAACCTCATGACGCAAGACCTAACTTTGTTTGATGTCTGTAATACCGATCTCTTGAGCAGTAACATCTATGATATCTTTATCATCAGTAGTCCACTTGATCTCTATATTAGTTTCTTGCTTGATCTCTTGTCGATCACCATAGACTGAGATTAACTTGGAAGCTAACCACTTGGCTAACTGAACCTTCTCTCTAATGACCATGATGTTTCTATTGTCAGCATGCTCGAGCTCATCCATTGCTTTCTCAATATATGACTGAGCACCGATGCGTCTCGCATCTTGAATACTATTGGCAAACTCTTTGTGTTCAGCAATCCATTTGTAAATCTTTGTAAGGCTTGGCATATCCTTATCTTTAGCAATACGAACTAATGGAGTACCAAGCATTAACTCTTGGCAAATCTTTTTAGATATCTTCTCTGTTATTACTAGCTCTTTGGTCATTGTATTTAATTATATTCTGAGCAGACTTTGCTTTACCTTCTACTGTTGTTGGACCTCGACTGTAACCACCATGAACTTTACATCTAATGTTACCATTCTTGCAAAGTATTCCAGGAGCCATACAAGGTCGCTTACCTTGCTTGGTTAATGTTTGGCAAGCCAGTTTAAATTTCATTGCTGCTAATAACTGTATGAAGAGACTAATTCAATCAGCTTATCTTATTCTGATTTCAATCAGTACTTTTTATTTTACATCTGTTGGATAACTTTTCAACTATGATGTTTTCCTATGTAGAATTTATTTATAAAAATATTTGAGGATTAACTAATTAACTAAACTTTTTGGTTATTATGTCAATACTACTAACTATAACTTTATTTGATAGCTTATCTAATACTTTATCATACATTCGCTTAACACTTGTTCTATTGATACCAAAATACTTTCCAATTACTGTCCATTTATTTCTATTAGCTCTCATCCAAATTATTTTACGCATCAATACTGGATCTTCAGAAATATCTGTTTCAATCATCAAAAGTAAATCTATTGCTGTATCATAATTTTGCATTTGTTTTGGAGTGCCTCTTAATCTTAATGTAGGCTCGACATGATAACCCCAGTCTTTTTTATCATAATAAGTCTCAAGCATTTGATACATACTAGGACATCTATTATTGTTTGGAGCTCGTATAAACCTCTCAGCAATGGCTGCATCAGCCAGTATATTAACTATGTTGTTTCTTACAAATAAGTAATGATTAAGTTCATGCTCTATCTTTGATAACATCTCTAAGTACCCATGGATATAATAGTTGATTTGATTTAATCTTCTTCAACTCCTCTGTTGGCAAATCTTCTAATTGGTCCTGGAGCTCCCAGCGATCTAATCCTGGATATAAATATTCTTTGTTTAATTCTTTTTTATGTATCTCCTGGAAATGATTATTAAGTGTTGCGAAACCTTTGTTGGAAAATTTTTTAAATCCTATGCTTTCAATAAAATGTTTATGGCTTGGCATATCAAAAGAAATATATTTATCTTCTTTAATACTTATCAATGGATAGTCATCAACTTTGATTTTAGATAACTTAATTAAAATTTCTTGAACTTCTGTTTTTGTTAATTGAAATAGTCCAGCAACATCTACAATTCTAATGTATGCGGATCTTTTAGTAATATTATAATTAGAGCACAAATAATGATAAATCTTAAACTCCTGGTCCGTTAAAGCTGCTGTAAGTATATTAGGATCTGTTAGATAGAATTTTGACATATTCATCTCTCCTTACAAAGTTTTTATTATATTTATTGTCCTCAGTTACTCTCTTCAGCAAATAGTCTTTAGCTTGGCAAACTGGTATGTGTTCCATGACCTTATATTCCAGGTACTGCAACATCTGATCTGGTGTTAATCGCTTTCTATGAGCCTCTATGAGCTGATTTTCGATATGAAATTCGGTGATTTCTCTGTTTTTAGTATTCTCATCGACTGTGTACCAGATTGTAAAAAAAGGTATATTTACTGCTCTAGCAATTTTTCTGTATGGAATATAGAGCCAATCCGATTTCTGTATGAAGGTATTATCTTTATTATAAATATGATCAGCTAACATTAATGGATGAGCACAAGCTGGACAAATAGAAAGTTGATCAAGATCTGTGTAGGCAATTCCGTTATGAGCTTGTCTATGCCAGTAAGAAAAAGGAGTAACAAGTTGATTATAAAACTGATTTCTAGCCATTAATAGGATTTAATTTCCTCAGATAGATTGTCAAATAAAAAATTGAGTTAGAGTAAATTACAAAATTGTCAACCTTTAGGATATACGCAAAGTTTGCGGTATTTTTTTATATAATAATTTTGTATAAATAGACTTATGACAAGATCACCAGAACAAAAATTAAGAGACAGAAATATTATAAACAAAAGCGATCAAATTTGGAAAAGGATTAATTTATTTCAAAACTTAAAACATGATACTGATGATAAAGTTGAAATTTATGCAACAGCTGAAATTAACATGATTCAATGTTTTGCAAGAGATCAAATCTTTAATTTAAAACAATCAGTTAAATGCTCTCAATTATCTTTTTTTTCAACAACAAATCAAAAATGGAAATTATTAAATTTAATTTTTTACTATTCTACAAAAGGTGAAACTTTTTACAAAGCAAAGATTATGAAAAATTTAAAAATGAGTGCGAGAACTTTTGATGCGATTATTAAAGAAGCAGTTGATAGAGGATCTTTTATTTATTTACCTCCATATAACGCACCAATAAATTCTAAAATTAGAAACATTAGACCTTCAGAAGAATTATGTGTTGAATACATAAGATACAATGTTCTAAGATGTGAAAGAGGAGTAAAAACTTTTAAAAAATATGGTATTAAATAAAAACGAATTTTTAAAACCAGTAGAGGTTCAACATGAGTTCGGATTAAAAGTTAGAATGCTATCTTATTTTAGAGAGTGCAGCATGGATGAAGGCAAGTTAAGAGGACCAAACTTTTTAAAAGATGGAGAAGTTGTTTTATATAAAAGAGAATGGATTGAAAATTATATAGCTGAGAAACAACCATTTTGTATATCTACATCAAAACAAACTAAACAAAGTCAACAACCTAACACAAAGTCAGCAACTATACATAAGTTGCAAAAATAACAAATCAAACCAAAGCTACATCGTTAATATTATTTAATAGGAGTAAATCTTATTTTATGAAAACTAATGATATAGATCCTTTACAAGCAGAACTAAATAAAACTCTTCCTCTCTTCGCTAGAAAATTAAAAATTAATCATGGTTCACCAACGCAGTTTGCAATACCAGATAGTGCATGGCTGTTTAAATATTGTTGGATGGACCAAGCAATGAGAAGAGAATTATTACCATCAAACTCTGCTATGGAAGCTGGAAAGGTAGTAGGAGATGTATTGCAAAGAATTTACGCAGATACAATTTATAGATTAAATCCAAACACAAAAAAAATAGCACCAACAACAAATGAAAAATTAACTCTTGATGTAGCTCTCCAGGAAGGAATAGAAAAATTTAAAGAGTATGAAGCAACAGATGATAAAGATAGTGATAAAAAAATAAAATATTTAGAAGAAATTCCAGAAGTAATTAGTCATGCTCATTCTGGTTTAAAAGAGTTAGGTGTAACAAGTCCTTGTACTTGCGAAAGACAAATATCAATCGATCAGCTGGAAGGTTTTTCTTCTCCGTTGTTGCCTACAGTTGGTAGAATTGATTTTGACTATGGAAGTATCAATAATCATGAGTTCGGTACACCTCTCACAGAGACTAATCCGACATCCCAAGCGGATGCCTTTCCTCATAAGATTATTGAACTTAAAACTAAATGGTCTCGTCTTGGAAAAGTTAAAAAGGATGGCTCTAGGAGTTTTCTTGTTTCCTCCATACCAGCTACCGCTAGTTTCAATCATTGTTGCCAGGTAGCAACTTATGCAGCTCACTTTAATTTTAAAGTTCCAGCTTATTTACTTTATGCAACAAAAGATGGTTACACAATTTTTGATAGCACAAACTGTCATCACTTAACTGTTGATGGAATGAAAAAGAATTTACAAATTATGTTTAACACTTTCAGAAGAAGAGAAAGAATTTTAGCATTGTCTGAACATTTAACTAGAGAAGAAATTATTGAAGAAGCTGCTGGTATGATGGATATGAATTTAGATCATCCTTTTGCCTGGAATGGAATGCCACCAGAATTATTAAAAGAAGCAAAATTATTATGGAAGCTATCATGAATTTAAAAGATTTTTATATCCAAAGAAAATTGGACCAACATAAACAACTATTAAAGAGAAGAATTTTATCAGCTCTCTTTATTTTAATCGTAGGAGGAATATCTATATGGCTGATATAAAAGATAAGCTAGTCCAGGCTGTTAATGAATTTAAAAAATCATTAGATGGACAAACAATTCCAATACATGGAAAAAGCTATGCTACTGTTGCTTTACGAATAGCTGTTGCAAGAAGAGTTCTTGGAACTGATTTAGATATAGTTACAAAAATTGTAAGCATAGATAAAGAAACAGTAGTTATGCAAGCGGATATATTTATCAATGATAAACATATTGCGACTGGGCATGCAGAGGAAAAAAGAGCTGCATCAAGAATTAATCAAACATCAGCTTTAGAAAATGCGGAAACAAGTTGCGTAGGTCGTGCCTTGGCTTTCTGTTCGTTTATATCTGATGGAATAGCAAGTGCTGAAGAAGTTTCAGCTGCAATCGTGCAGCAAGACAACAAGGTCCAAACAGCTTTAAAAGAATTAGAAGCTGTGTCTCACAAAGGATCTTATCAAGAGTGGCTTACGAAACATAAAGTGATGCTTGAAGGATTAAAAACAAAAAATCCTCCAGCTTACGAAAAATTACTTGAAAATTTTAAAGCCGCAAAAATTAATCTGCAAACCAAAGGAGCAATCTAATATGTCAGATTTTGATATCGCAGCATCTGCTGCACCAGCAAAAGAAAAAGAAGATTTAGGAGCAGCATTTATTGCAACTAATAAAAAAAGTCCAAGTTCATACGATATGTCTGGAACAATAGTAGTTGATGGAGTTAAGCATCGTTTTGGAGCTTACCAACAAAAAGCTAGTGGTAAAGGTAAGATGCCAGAAGGAACTGTTTTTTATACTTTTTATAGAGTTGAAAAAGCAGATGATGCAACTTCATTTAATCCAGCTGATTTGGAGGCTTAATTGTGGATCCAGATAAATTTAAGAGTGTAGCAATAAATATAAAAACTTATCAGCTGCTGGAGGAACTTTCTCAAAAAAAATTTGAGATGCCAATCAGTATGTCCAAAACTGTTGAGTTCTATATTCAAAAAGCTCACACAGATTTTAAAGGTAAGGATGACAAGAAAAAATCTTAATAGGAGGCTTAATGAGTTAGAGAAATCCAGGCAAGAGGATTATGGATCATTTAATGGCAATATGAAAAAAATTGCTGCTTCTTGGTCTATAATTCTGGAGCCTTATTTAAAAAAGGATCTTCCAGGATTTTTAGTTCCTCTGATGTATGCACAAGCAAAAATAATTAGAGCAACAAATAAATTTAAAGAAGATACTTACGATGATGCTCTTGCTTATTTAGTTCAAGCACATGACATGCACAAAGAAAAATCAGAAGAGATTAATTCCGATGGGTTACTTGGAGTGGAAGTTGAACCAGGAAATAAACCATCGAGATACTTTTGAAAAAGATAATAAATTTCAAACTGAATATAAGGAGTATTTAAAAAATGAGCTCAGAAAAAAGAAACCAGAATAACATAATAAATTTTCCAGGATCTATAAATCAAGCAGTTGATGATCAGCAACAAGCAATAGTAAAAGTTTTAATAACCATACAAAATAAGATGGTTGATGATAACACTTGGCATTTAGCAACATTAACTATTCCAGAAATTAAAACATTATCAAATTATGGTGAAGCAATGGAGCTCACACCCATAATAGCAGCTAGGTTAAATGCTGTTTTAGCAACTACATTATTACGTCAAACTGTTTTGAAGGATTTAATATGAGAAAAAAAAGAGAAACCTATTTATCAATGAGTAAAGATACTTTTTTAAATGAGGCTACTGGACCTTATTTAAGATTAGATAGTACAGCATGGTATTTAAAAAAATTTAAAAATAAAAAAGTTGGATTTTTTTTAAATATGAGCAGTAAATATCAGCAAATGCCTAACAGCTGTTTTGAAGCTACTGCTGCTAAAATTCCAGATCTTAATATTCCAATAGTACAAGAACAAATTAAAAATTTTATGGAGAAAAATAATGAAACTAATTAAAGATGCAGAATACATAGCATTTTCACAAATACTAGGAGGTAATATTAGATTTTGTAGATTAAGAAATTTTAAACCTCAAAAATCTTTAGCTTATGCAATAGGAGTTTCACATCAAAACATACAAAAATATGAAAGTGGAGAAGTTGTTCCAGGAGCATTTCGATTAAAAAAGATTGCTGATTTTTATGGAGTGATGACAGATGATTTATTAAATCCAACTTTTATTCATGAACAAACAAAAGCTAATGAGCCTTTAGATAGGAGTATTCATGACAGTAATTAAAACAACTACTGGTGAAGCAAGTTTTATTATTGAAGAAAAATTTGATGATGAGGTTAAAGCTGAAGAAGGAAAGGAGCCTACTTCATCTGAAGTTAAAGATCTTGAGATTAAAATAAACAATACAAAATG